GACGCTGAACGCGATGCTCGAATGTGTTCCTAGCGTGGAGCACGGCTCGGAGATCGTGAACGAATCAACGCCGAACGGGGCGGCGGGGTTCTTCTACCGCGCATGCAAGGCGGCGGAGAACGGGCAGGGCGCCCACAGGCTCCACTTCTTTCCCTGGTTCGAGGCGAGCGAGTACTCGACGCCGCTCGAGCCCGGCGAGAAGATAGCACCCACCACCGAACGCGAACGATTTCTGGCTTCGCGCGGCGTGACGCCCGAGCAGCTCAAGTGGTACCGCGCCAAGGTCGTCGATAAGGGCGGCCAAGAAAAGACCGACCAGGAATATCCGAGCGATCCAGAGACGTGCTTCCTGGTCTCGGGGCGCGGCTTCTTCGACCAGGCGATCACGACGGGCCTGCTCGCGAAGGTGAGCGCGCCGACGGAGACGCGAGAGCGCGACCGCATCCGCATCTGGAAGAAGCCCGTCGCAGGTGCGAAGTACCTGCTCTCGCTGGACACGTCCGAGGGCGGCGGCGGTGACCCGAGCGCTGGCATCCTGCGGGACCGAGCGAGCGGCGAACACGTAGCGACCATTGACGGCCAATACGAGCCTCCCGAGCTCGCGCGTTCGGGAGCGAAGCTCGGCCTTGAGTACAACCAGGCCGAGATCGCGGTCGAGCGCAACAACCACGGGCATTCCGTGCTCCAAGCGCTTGAACGAGAGCAGCGCTACCCCAAGATTTACGCGCACGCGGATAAGAAACACGGTTGGCCCACCAACCAGGTGACTCGTCCGCAGATGCTCGACGACCTCGAAGACGCGCACCGCCGCGGACTTTGGTCAACGAACGATCGTCAGGTGCTCGCGCAGTTTCGGACGTTCATCGTGCCGGATAGCGGCAAGCCACAGGCGGCGCCCGGAGAGCATGACGACCTTGTGATGGCCGAAGCGATCGGGTGGGCCGTGCGGCAGATCCCGGTGTTCTCCTACGGCCGCCTCCAGTGACCCCGTGCCAACCTACGCTCAGCTCAACGCGCGCAACCCGAGCATCGACCCGGAACGCAACGCCGAGCTCCGCGCGCTGTACGAGGGCGGGCGAGCCATCGAAGCAATCATCGGCAAGTTCCTGCCGCAGCGACCTCGTGAGCGCCCCGAGCGGTACCACGTCCGACTGAAAGACGCCGAATACCGCAACTACGTCGGCCCGATCGCGGACTTCTTCGCGGCCATGTTGTTCGTCTCGAGCCCGGTCATCAAGGCCAACAGCAAGAACGGAAAGCCTGCCGAGCTTGCGGATTACTGGAACGAGTTCCGTGAGGACTGCGACGGCGGCGGCTCGGACCTCGACGCGTTCTTCAAAGATCTGCTGCTTGACGCGATGCAGACGAAGACCGGGTGGTTTCGTGTGCGAGCGCCGGACTCAAACGGCGAAGACCCGACCGACCGGGCCGACTTCGAGAAGCGCGGGCTCGGCGAATGCTGGCTCGAGGACATCGAAGACTTTGGTGTCTTCGACTGGGATACGTCCGACGATGGCCGGCTTCTCTGGGCACTCACGCATGAGCTCGAGGCGAAGCGCCCAAGCCTGAGCGCCGGCCGCGACACGATCGTCGAAACCTGGGAGTACCTCACATCCACGGCTGTCGAGGTCTACCAAGTCACCTACCAGAAAGACAAGCCGCCGAATCCGAAGGATGAGGTTCCGCGAATCGCTGGCCCTCTCCCGCACCGCTTCGGCGCCGTCCCGCTCGTCTGTTTGGATCTGCCGCCTGGCCTTTGGGTGCTCGAGCGCTTGCGGTCACCGCAGGTAGCGCATCTGAAGAAGCAGAGCGCGCTGAACTGGTCTCTCTCTTCGACCGCGTACGCGATGCCGGTTGCGAAGGTGGCGAGCGTCGAAGACTTCCAAAAGCAAGTGATAGGCGCCGGCTACGAGATCGTCATCCAGCGCGATGACGATTGGGCCTGGGAAGCGCCACCCACGGGGCACTTCGTGGCATTGGCCGACGAGGTAAAAACCTCGAAGGACGAGATTTTCCGCATCGCGCACCAGATGGCGCTCGGCGTGGAGAACAACGCGGCAGCGGTCGGACGCTCCGGCATCTCGAAGGCGACCGACATGGAGAACACCCGTGTCGTGCTTGGCGCCTACTCACGCGTCCTCAAGGAGACGATGGAGTACGCGCTCGACCTCATCGCAACCGCGAGAGGCGAGACCGACCTCACGTTCTCGGTCGAAGGCCTCGACGACTTTGCCGCTCTCGACGCGAACAAGTTCCTCGAGCAGCTCGCGATCCTGAAAGACAAGGTCGGTGCCATCCCGTCCCGCACATTCTGGGTCGAGGCGAACAAGCGCGCCGCCGGCTCGATCCTCCGCGACCTCGACGAAGAGACCGCGCAGAAGATCAACGACGAAATCGAACGTGACACCACTGACCCAGCTGAGGACGCCCAGGCCGAGCGAGACGCATTCCTTCTCGCAACTCGTGGAGCGGTCCCGCCTAGCGGCGTCGGGAATGGCACGAGTGCTGCGCCACCAGCTGCCAAGCCTGCCGCGGATAGTGGTAGCGGGCGGTCCGCGAGCGGGAAAAACAACGCTAGCGGGAAAGCTGGCGGCAATTGACGGCCGCCGCATGCACGACGGCGAAGAGCTCGTCGGCATCGAATGGTCGGCAGGCTCCGAGAAAGCGTCGCACTGGCTCGATGAGCCGGGCCCCTGGATTTGCGAGAACGTCGCGATGGCGAGGGCGCTCCGGAAGTGGCTGGCGAGGAATCCGAAGGGCGTCCCCGCTGACCTAGTCGTGAACCTCGGCGGCTTCGTCGTCGAGCCCATCCCCGATCAACGCCGCATGGCGCTCGGCTGCAGGACCGTATGGGATGCGATCAAGCCCGAGCTTATCAGACGCGGCACACAGATTTTGGAAAGCAACCCGTAAGGCCACGCGCCCCATGATTCCGTCCAAGTCGATTACGCTCACGGTCGCTGACCTCGTCGCGACCGATGCCATCCTCGCGGCCACCGCGACGGACACGCTACCGGCCGCGTTCACTGACGGCGATCTCGCGATCTCGATTCTGAATCCGCTGCCGCGAGTGATCACCATCACGCGCTCGCTCGCGACGGGCGCTTTCACGACCGACCCGATCGTATTGACCGACAACGGGGGCAAGCAAACCTCGCTGACGCCAGCGACCGCGGACGGCGGAGACACGCTGCGCACGAGCATCATCCTCGACAACATCAAGCGGATCGACGTGCCCGGCCAGGCCACGACGGGCGGCCAGTACAGCGTCGGCTTCGATGACTTTGCGCCGCCCAAGGGGCATCACTTCACCGCGCTCGCTCTGGTTGCGGACGGCTTTCTGCACGTCAGTTACGGCTCGTACGAGGATGTGCTCGCGGGCGACACAGCGCCTACCATCAATAGCAAGTTCGAGATCTGCCCTGACCGTGTAGTCACGCGAACCGCGGCGACCAACCCGACAACGGTCGGGCTCACTGCGTACTACTCCGAGAAGTGGTGACCAAAAACTAACACGTCGCTTCTGACGTGCACGGGCTCACGGCTCACCCGAAAACGGGCCGAATGGGACGCCCCCATCAAGGCGAACGGCTGAGCCACGGCCGAAAAGGACTGGCATGTTCCGACATCAAGCGATCCTGCGTGCGCCCGAAGCCGACCCAGCGGGCGGCGGAGGCGATCCCAAGCCCATCTTCACCGATGAGCAGCTGGCCGCGATTGGCCAAACGGTCAACGCCGCAGTCACCAGCCATCTGAAGCGGCAGCCCGCACTCGCCGATCAGCTCAAGTCGCTCGACTGGAAGGCCATCATTGGCCCGGTAGTGACCGAGCTCGCGCCCAAGGCCGAGCCTGAGCCAGATCCCAAAGGCGGCAAAAAACCGCATACTGACGACGCGGTTGCCAAGCAGTTGCAAGACCTCGCGGGCAAGCTCGAAGCGTCCGAAAAACGCGCAGCTGCCGCGGAGCAGGCCCGAGCCGACGAAGCAAACTCCCGCGCTCTCGATCGCGCAAAAGCCGATCTCCGAAGTGCCCTACAGCCCAAGGTCCGCCACGAGGGACTCGACTCGCTCGTCAAGCTGCTGACCGACGCCGACAAGACGGTGAAGCTCGGGGAAGGCGGCGTTCCGCTGATGACCGTCAAGCGCGCTCCATACAAGGGCGCACCCGAGCAGGACGAGGACCTCCCGCTCGCTGAAGCCGTGCCGCTCTGGCTCGCCAGCGAGAGCGCGAAGTTCTGGCTCCCGGCGCCCGGCACTGGC